TCTGTAGGTACAGGCACAATGAGTGTATACAAAGAGGATGACTCAGCGGTAGCGTGGACTGGATCGTTGTCGAATACAGCTGACGTGACGGTAGATCCGGTATAAGGAGACGTAATGCCATTTGTAAATGTACAAGTACAGTTGTTAAGTGTAGACGTATCACAGGATGGTCAAATTACAGCATTCTTTAGTGATAGCCCTGAAACGGGTATGACTTTTACAGACTTTGCAACATTAGAATCGTATTTAAGTAATGACGGGGTTTGGTTACCTACACTTAAATTAATGGCTTTACTTGATTACACTCAAGAAAGTATTGCAGGTAAAACTGTCTCTCTGTCATGTTCGGATCCTAATGACTTATGGGTAAAGGCAATCTAAATGGCAGTTGTACCTTATAAGCACACAGTTGAAATGCTTCCATATAGGTTCGGAATCAGCGATAACCGGAGCTGGCAAACGTTTGTAATACAATCGACAACTAAATGGGGTCACAGATTTCGTGCGGAAGCAACAGGCGTAGTATCTAAAGTACTGATTTACACTGGAACGCAAGCACCGGGTTCTGGAACTGTACGAGTTGGTATACAGACAGTAACCGCTAGTACTGGATTGCCTACAGGAACGTGGGTTGCTTACGGAGATCTGGCGTGGGTCAACACAACACACAGTCAAACAACTCAAGAAATTACTACTACAGTTTCAGGTTCGGTTACACGAGGTGAATCGTATGCGTGGGTTGTGGAATATGTTACTGGAACACCATTTACTTTAGGCACATTTATAAACGCCGTAGACCGATATATATCAGAGCCGCATCAATATTCGTGGTCAGGAACTGCGTGGAGTCTTGTAGGCGGATTTAACAACTGGGATAGAAATGTTTATGGGTATCAAATAAGTTCTTTATGGTACGGACATATCTATCAAGGCTGGGCGCAATACGATGGCACTAATAATCAGTATCACGGTGCAGTTTTTACATTAGGTGGTGATGCAACTTTAACAAATGCAACACTAAGCGGTGTTCGTGCTATATTCAAAGGAAACACCAACAATGCTGGCGGAATATCATGTCGCATAGGAAGTATTGTTGGAAGTACACTGACACCTATAAGTACGTTTGACATTGTTCCTAATGGTGCGCTGTTACAAAGTAATAATAACAATGAATGGTCTGCGTGGAACGACTTAATGTTTCCGAGCAATGTTACAGTGCCTACAAATACAAAACTATTTGTAGGATTCAGAAAACAATATGATGTTGTTTTGTTTTTACAAAGTGTAAATGCTGTAAGTCATTGGAATTGGTGGACGAGGGGTCCTTCACAAGGTAGTTACGCTTATGTAGACTTTACGACTAATGCGGTCACAGAGTTTACGCTACAGCGTCCGTGGATGGCTCTTGATTTTGATAGTGTAACTACAGTTTCTGCTGGCGGTGGTGGTTTAGCAGCTAATCCAATGGCGGGGTACATCAGATGAGTAAATATCTAGGTGATTTCAGTGCGTCAAGCATTGTAGATTTTAAGTTCACTACATTCCGCCCATCTACAGGTGCGCCATTTACGCTTGCCGGAAGTCCTGTTGTATCTGTATATAAAGACAACGACCTTACTCAATCTACTGCGGGTGTAACGCTTACAGTTGACTTTGACGGTGTTGCAGGAATGCATCACGTTAGGATAACGACTGCAACTGACGCAGCGTTTTATGCTAATGGCGGTGAATTTGAGTGCGTTATCACCACTGGTACAGTTGACTCTGTCAGTGTTGTTGGCTCTTGTATTGGTCGATTTACCTTACGTAGCCAAGCATCGCTTTATCCAACAACTGCTGGCAATACTCTTGATGTCAACGTAAACGGCGAGGCTGGTGTTGACTGGGGAAATGTAGGCAATCAAGGTTCTACAGTTGGATTGGCAGCAACAACAGTATTTACAACCACAAACGTGACCAATAACGTAGGTGTAGGGACTATTGCGGCTAACGCTATTAACGCAGCGGCTATTGCTACTGACGCTATTGATGCAGATGCCATTGCAAACAGTGCAATTACAATCAGGCTTAGTACAGATGGAACTCCTTCTGAAGGACGTATTATTGCTGGTTCGGTTGCAAATGATGTGTGGAATGCACAGGTTGCCACATATGCAACTGCTGGATCTAACGAAACGCTAGGTACAGATACGTATGGCACAAAGGTGATGCGTACTGTTGCTGCTAACCGACCATCATCTGTCAATACTGCTAACGGTCATGTTGTAGCATCAATGTCTAATGGAGCTATTACCGCAACGGCTATTGCTGCTGACGCTATTACAGCTGCTAAATTTGCCGATGACGCACTTGTCATTCAATCTGCTGCTGCACTCGGTAATAAAATACGGTTTGCAGCAGATGCAATTACATCTACTGTTATTGCTTCAGATGCAATTACTAATGCTGAACTTGCCGCTACTGCTGTCCAAGAAATTTGGGATTACAATGTTAGTGCTTATGTAACAGCAGGTCTTGCTGGTACATATCTTAAAAATGCTGGCGCTGCGGGTAACCCTTGGTTGACAGATATTGGTAGTGCAATTACTTATCCAGTTGCAACTACTGCTGGTGGATATCTACGAGATAATCTAAGCAGGACTGGTCAAGTTCAAAGTGACGTTCAAAATGTACCATATGACGTATGGACATCTATTTTTACTTCAGACTCTGCTACGTACGGTCAATTCAGCGCTTACACAATGGTTGATGTCATGGCGTTGCTTGCTAAGGGATATTGTTCGGTATTTGGTACAGTGCAAGCATCTCCAGCTCCAACTACAACTACCGCTAAAACATCTTTAACCGGATATGTCAATAGTGCGTTTAATGATCAAACTGTAATTTTCTTAAGGGGATCAAGTATTGCTGGTTCGTGTACTGTAATCTCATCATCTAACGCATCTGGCAACTTGGTGTTTGACGAACCACTTCACCAGCAGCCTGTTGTAGGTGACGAGTTTATGATTTTACCAATGCACGTACACTTGCGTAGCGCGATTGCAGATAAGTTACTTGGTAGGTCTATTGCCGGTGGAGCCGATGGTGGGCGAACGGTAACTAGTGCATTGCGTCCCTTGAGAAATAGGACATCTATTACTGGTAGCGTATTAACTGTTACTGATGAAACGGATAACTTGACTACTGGTGTAGCTTGGACTGCAAACCTTACAACTAGTCCTACAGCAGATCCAGTCACAGGGATTGACCCAGTCTAATGGCAGCTGGATTTAGGTCACCATTTTTCATATGGGTTGGTGGATTATCTGCCCCCGGAGGTTCCGGTCCAGAGCCTCCAGAGCCTCCAAATCCGGGATGTCCTTGCACTGAATACAATCGTGAAGGTACTCTTGTTAATTCTTGGCTTGTTGATACTTGCGAAGCGTCTAAGGCCAGTTTGCCATTTACGATACCAATGTTTAGGCTTTATAGGTTTGGGTATGAGCCACGATTTTATAAACAAGAAGGAACACTGAGTAAACAGTTTACTCGCAAGGGGTGTATGTAATGGCTATACGGGCAATGAATAACCAACAATCTTACGTACTTGGTGACGTTACGTGGATTGGTATGGATACACGTATTCAGCCAAACAAGTTGAAAGATGGATACGCACAAAATATTGAAAACATGATGATTGACGGAAACTCGCCAGTGCTGCGAAATGGTTTCCGTGGAATCATGAACACTTTTAATGCTAACCCTGTATACGAATTAACAGCACTTAAGAGTTCAGCAACTGTCAGTAAATTGGTTTACGCCAAGAATGGAAAGCTGTATACGACTGATCCATCAGGTGCTCCAGCAACAGAAACCGAGTTGACTGATCAGACTACAGGTGCGTCGTTCAGTTTCCCCTCTGCGGGGAAACTTGTTCGTATGACTCAGTACGGGAGATACATATATGGTGTTGGTGGTAGTGGATCTACGTTTAGTTTATTTCGTACTAATGGAACTATTGCTGCATCTTTACCAACTGTATCTGGCCCAACATCTACTAAGCCTAGTGCTGCCGGAATTGTCAAAGCTGTAAAGTCATACACATCCGGTACATATGGTGATGTTGCAACAAACGCAACGTTTGGTTCGTTTACTACGCCATCTAACAACCGGATACTAAACAACTTGTTTGCTACTAACAGTGGGTCAACAGCAGCTAACTGGAACGTCAATGCAGGAGACCCATCCATTGGAACTGGCAGTGGGCAAGACGTTATATTAAAACAATTACCATGGGGTGGATCAAAGGGTACTGTGTCTGTAGGTTCTGATAACAGAACAACTGGTTGGGTTGCGCAAATTAATCAACCGCAAGACTACCTAATACAGAATGTAACAAGTTTACCGACCTATACACAAGACGGAAGTACACCAAAGGTAAATGGGTTACTTAGGTTAAAGTTTTGGTTAATGAACTACGACGATACTAAACCATTTAACGGTCAGTATTTAAACATAGCAGTACAAGGATATAACAGCACAACAATTGCTGGTGGCAATAAAATCACAGGAGCGTTATTTACGGCTACTGCTGATCCAGCACCTAAACAAACATTATCTGACTGGATTGCTTTTGAATATGTTGTAGATTTTAGAGAATTTGAAGGAACACTACAAGCTATTCAGGTACAGATTGCAAATAGTGGTTGGTCTCGTGAGGGTGATCCCGGCGTTTTAGTTGATAACGTGCAGGTGCATTCTGTTTTATCTAGTGCAAATGACAATGCAACCACAACAGACTTAGGATTAGCTGGATTCAAGGCAACTCAAGTCAACAGCAATGTAAGTGGTTTATATGGTGGGTATGTGCAAAACAGACTTATCAAATTAACACTTCCGTCTACAGTAGACTTGTCGTTAAAACCCGGCCTAGGCATACGTGCTGAATTGCATCCAAATATACGAACAGTTGAAATGCCTATAAGTATTGGCATTAAAGAAGGTGCAACTATTGCTTGGTCTGGGCAAGCTGTTTACAATGCTCGTACTAGATTCCTAGAGTTTCAACTATTTCCAATTCCTCCTGCATCACGTGATGCCGTTAACTCTGTTTATTTACGCTTTGACGAAGATATTCCAGATGTAGCAAATGACGCTGTGCTTGTTGGTTTAGGAGATGTTGTTGTACAAGGAGGACTTGCTCCTGATAATCAATACAAATACATTTACACTAGATGGAAAGCTGCTCCAGCTGCTTGGAGAGCATCATCTGCATACAATATAGTTGCTCCGCCGGGCGAAGGTATTGAAACAACACCTTGTGAATTTAGTAGTGAAGTTGAATCTTCAGTTGCATATTCAAGAAGTAGGATTACGTTCTCTGATACTGGATTACGAACGTCTACAACTGACTATACGTACGACTACATATTGGTTTATCGCAGATGCGACACATTGTTTACGGATGGTATGCCACGTCTCATTGCAATGATTCCTACTAATCTTGGAACAGGTGCGTCATATACAGGGCAATCGGCAAAGGTATTTGATTACGTTACATCAACACTTGTAAATAGCGACTCTGTAACATTTGATGTCAGCTGGGCAACTAATACAGCAACATACACAATTTATGATGACGTAAAAGATACTGACATTCTTTATCCTACAAATGTCGGTCGCCCCGGCATGTTTAATCATGTTGGACGAGATCAATTACCAACTGGTTTATCAACCATTGCAAACCACAAGCAACGCCTATTTACATCTAAGGACAATGGCCTATATGCGTCATGGCCATTGAATAAAGACAACGAATACGGTGTATACACAACTAATATTCCTAACGTGCAAGATCCTTTCATGGCAATCAAAGGCGCGTTTATGACTATTGGTTCACAGGACGACAATGAGAAAATCGTAAACTTGTTGTCTTACTCTCCAGATAATGTTGTTGCAGCTGGTGGTGATACATCTGCTGTATTAATCGTCTATCGAGAAAACAGCATTGTTCCTGTTATGGGATTTGATCCAACGTCATTTCAGGCACAACAGTTTGTTCGTGAACCGGGATCTGGTTTACTATCAAGTAAAGGTATTGCAAGTCTAGTTGGACAAGCATTACACGTATCTAGTTCTGGTATCAGCGTGATGAATGGAACTAAGATTGAGCCAATGAGCCTTCCACTTGAAGGCGTATTGAATCCACGTTCTATGGATTATGGCCCAACTGGATCAGCATCTTACATTGGTGCTGCTGCATATGCTGACATAGTTCTACTGACCCACGAACGAAGGTTGTATGCATTTGCTCCTATTGCTGGTGCATCTACAGCAAATTCAAATACCGTTGTGTATATCTACGACACACGAACTACTGGATGGGTTAAATGGAAGCTACCCGTGTTTTCATCAATACAGGTGAACGCAAGCAGTGCAGTGTCCTGTACTTCCATTAACGATGTATCTGACATGTATGTTGGTGGATCTAATGGTCAAATTTATAGACTTGAAGGATTTAGTGACCGGCCAACATTCAGTGGCACATTGCAAGGCATTGATTGGAAAATCACTACACGTAGGTATGGACAGACATATGCAGAAGGTGTTGCGTATTATGGCACGAATAGACCTCATCAAGTCAACGTGCATTACTATACACCGTCGGCTATTCAATTTACATGGAAGCTGACTAACAATAAGTTTGTATCTCAAACAGGTACATACACTACACTTGCAAATCAAGATAAGGCCGTTGGTTTTAGGCAAGTGCCAAATGAATTACGGGGTACATGGTTAGAATTAGAGGTATACGGAACCGGGGCTACAACAAGACTGGAAATACACGCTTTGTCTGTAATGTCTACTGAAAGCAGTGTAAGGAGAAGTTAATGGCGTTACCCGGTGGATTAACAACACCAGATTCAGCAGCTGCATCACTTAGTGGTGTGTCTGGACCCGGTAAAAGTAAAGCAATAATAAACCCTAATGTGCAACAAAGGGGTGCATTTAGCCCTGTCAATGCACCATTTAATTTTGTTGCACAACGTGTTACTAGTAGCACAACTTTAGATAGTGGGCAGTTAATATTGCAGGTTAATGCTACTTCAGCTGCGGTAGTATTGACTTTGCCACGTGCGTACTATGCGAATGGTCAATTTATACATATAATCAAAACAGATGCTACGGCAAATCAAGTTAGTGCTATTGCCCAAACTGGCGATACGTTAGGCAAAGCTACTGCAAAAGCTTGGCCAATAGCGCAATATGAAACAGTTACATTAGTCGCACAAGTAGATTCATCCGGTCTAGGCGTATGGTACGTATTGCAATAGGAGAAAAGATATGCCACTTCCAGCATATGCAGTAGGTTTAGGTGCACAATTTCTTGGGAATATGGCGGGCGGATTATTTAAAAAACAAAATAATCCATACCAGTCGCAACTATCTCAACAGAGAATGTTTAATCAAAATATCCAGAATCAACAGTATGGATTAGCGCAACAAAATCAATCAACAGCCAATAATTTTTCAGGCATGTATAGTCGCGGCATTCAAAATGAGATGGAACGTCTCAATAACCCAGATGCGACTAATGCTATGTTACGCCAAGCTGGTTCTCAGATGGGTGCTATTACTGGCAATGCAGCACAAGCTCAAGCTAGATACAACCAGATGGGTAACCAGTTAAATATGGGTGCTGGTATGACTGGGAATATGATGCAGGATAATTTCTTTAATAGTCCAATATCCCAAGCAGTAGCGCAAGGCGCAATGCAGTACACATTAGGTGCTGATGAACGTCGTAATAGAGCATTGGGTATGGCAGGACAAGCATATAACCAATACCAAGGACAGGCTAACCAAGGTTTCAATACAGCATCTGGAATGGCTAACAACATGTATGGTCAATACATGGGTGAAGCACAACAAGAGATGGAACGAGATGCTGCATTACAGAATAAACGTGATCAGATTTCTGGAATGTTTGGTCAACTTGGTGGTCAGTACCTTAACCAAATAAATGCTGACCGTGATTTTGGAATGCAGCGTGATTTGTATAAAGCTCAAACAGACTATTACAAGAAAAATAGCCCGGCTTAGGAGTAACCAATGAAATTCGGACAATCAGGTGTTAGTGGAATACTGGGTTTCCTAGATACTCTTAGTAAAGGCCAACAGGAATCACAGGCTAGGCGCAGCAAAACATTAGATATGAGCCTTGGCTTTGCCAAAGAAAACCGCGAGCTTGAACGGCAGAATAAACTCGATCAAAGAAATAAAGATGCCTTTGATGCACAACAGCGATTGAGTGGCATTAATGAAGAAACAGCCCGTTTAGGTTTAGAGAAAACTAAAAAGGGTGACTACGGAAATGCATTTCAAATGCGTCAGAGTGTTATAAATGCTGAACTCGCAGACAAAGCCAAGCTACCTGAGTTAACTCGCGGTTTTGCATTAGCTAAAACACCAGCCGATAAAGCAAGTTTTCAAGCACAAATTGCAGCAATACAGTCAAACAGAACTAAAAGACGACGTGAATTTGAACTTGGCTTAGATGGATTAACCCTGTCACCTGAAGAGCGAACACGTTTAATTAACTTTGACGACAATGCTTCACCGGCTGGATCGCCATACTCAAGTTTAATTGGTGAAGTAGGTGGACCAACTACATTTGGTCAACAACAACAACCTGCTGGTATTGGTCAGGGTTTACCATCTGGTACTCAACCGTTGCCTCAACAGCCATCAGAAGGTAGTGGTTTGCCTCCAGAGTTAATGGCAATGCTTAACGCTGGCGGGGTAACAATCCCTAATCAGTCAGCAGAGCAATTACCGCCAACTGAATTGCCTACGCAAGGGTCTCCTACTGGTGGGCCTCTAACGACTGGTGCATTATTTCCAAATAATGCTCAAGCTGGTCCAATGGCATCTCCACCACAAACTGGATTACCGCAGGATATTGTTTCATTCCTTGCTGAAATGGGTGTCCCTAATCCTGTTGCAACTGCGAGTAAGATGACACCTGCTGATTACGCAACATTAGTAAAAACTCTACAAGATCGTAATTACAGTAAGAGTATTACGCCCGGTGATATACCTGATATTGAACGAGACGAAAAAGGAAACATTAAACCTGAGACATTACCTACTCAGGTTGCGTATGGAAAAATGATTCCTCGTATTATGCCTGACATCAGGCGGACATTGCGCTCTATGGCGTCTCGTGAAGACATATCTCTTGACGTAATACAAAAAGAGTTATTTGGCGAAGATCAAGCTAACTGGATTATTGACAGTGAGGGTAAAGATCAGAAGCCAGCTAATATGGAACCAGTCATATCTGCCATGTCTCAGTATGTTGCTGCTGACCCAAAAGATATTCTAGCCATTAATAGTCAGCAAATAACTGCTAATGAAGGACGTTTAACAAGAATAGATAAAGAAATTGAAAGAGGCGAAAGGATCTTTTCCGATGCGATGGAAAGAGCAACTAGAATTAGAGTTGCTGAAATTGGTGCACGAGGAGCGGTTGATGCAGCTACCAAACAAATTCGAGGGGGCGAAATTGCTGCTGCACAGGAACAGGTACAGACTGCGGTTACTGGTATTAAACTACAGTACGATGAAATTATGGCTGCCTCAAGACTTAATGACCCCAATCAGTTTACGCAACTTGGAATCTATCCACAGACAACAAAACAAGGATTTCCAGCAAGTATTGGCACAACAGTTGCAGGAATTATTGCTAATAAATTGGCTGCCGCGCTATCAATGGAGTACAGTCCAACACTAGCAGTTAAGAATCCACAAGCTGTTGTGAGGCAGTTTAGAGTAAAAACTCTTCTAGCTAAATTAGCTGGATTTAGATATGGTGTTGAACAATCGCGAACTGCAGAAGTTGCTGCTGGAGAGGATCTTGCAGATGCTGATGCTCCAGCCACTAATTTCTATATGACTATGAAAGATCAAGTTGTAGAAGAACTTAAATCATATGGCCTTGACGAGAATGGCAAACCATTGAAGAAAAAGTAAGCCTGTTGTATTTGGTGTGCTCGTATAGGATAATGCATTATGCCAGATCGATCTTCTCTTTATAATCTTGGTTTACGTAGTAACGCTTTAAGCGAAACAGAAGCTAGACAAAAATATCCATTAATGGGAGGCGGTCAAAATCCGACCTCTCGTTTTTGGTTTGATGACTTTGGCATTCCTGATTATAAGGATGCACGAAAAAGAGCTGAGCAGTTAGGAAAATGGCATCCTGATTCTCCAACACGTGCATTATTGGCAGCTAGAGTGGCTGCTGAAGATGATGTTCGTGGCAACGTTCGCGGTAGAGCGTTTAAGTTTGGTCCCGCATATGACATATCTCAAAATGAAAAAATGCTTAAACGTATTAAGCAAGAAAGTGCAACGTATAGAACATCTGTATTAGACCCACTGGTCAAATCACTTCAGAGTCCTGATTATATTCGTGTACTAAATGATGAGAATGAAAAGTTAATTGAGGATGGTTTCCGTGGAGGTTTAATCGATAAACAGACACGAGACAATATTATTAACCAGTTTAGTAAACGACACGTTGAAGCACAGAGACTTAAAGTACAAACACCATCCGGAGCAGTGGTTCCAGCCCCAGCTTTAAGATCTGGCAGGAACTATAGGAGTGAACCGGGAGATGCACAAAACGATCGGGCATTACGCAAATTAAGTTTAGGCCGTCAGTTAGCTGATGAGAAAATAACACAGACACGAGTACCACAGGGCGTTAAGGAAAACTTAGCAGGAGCTACTGCAGTTGGAGGGATGCTTGCTGGCGGTGCTCAGAGATTAAATCAAACATACAATCCGTTTAGTTGGGCTGCTCAAGCCATGGGTACAGAGAAGTCCATGGATCAACTTGAAAAAGATTATCGTGCTCGTTTAGAGAAGACTGGTGAAGACACTGGAATTCTTGAGGAAGCATATTTTGGTGGTGGTGCAGGAGCATTGCAGGGTGTTGTTAATCCAGCAATTATTGGTGGAAATATTGGTGCGAAGGCTACTGCTGGTCTATACGGGCAATCTACTGATGAAGCTCAACGAGTTTATGACAACCTTGGTATTAATCAATGGTACACAGATTTAACTGGTGATCCTACAAACCTAGACAGGCAAGTTGCTCGTATCTCAGCAATGAATATTATTGAGCAAGTTCCTTTGGCTGGCAGCAACCTTGTTGGCATGCAGATCGTTGGTAACGCTGTTACTCGCGCATTGTTGCCAGCTATTAAAACAAGTACTGCACTTAACGCAGCTAGGATGGGAGGCATGATGCTTCCCGGTGCAGTCCAAGCTGTCGGTGCTGGATTTGGTGACCAGAAGCGTGGTTCTAAAGGTGAGATAATTAGCAACTTTGGGAACCCTATTGAGTACACACGAAAGATTGGTTTACCAGAAGGTGAGTACGACTTAAAACAGCAGACCGAACAGAGTGAAGGTTTTGGCGCACAGAAATTAGCCATGACGTTAGGTATGTTTGGTGGTGGTGCAAATCAGTTTTATAAAGATGCAACTAAGTTATTCTCATTAAGTAGGGACCTTGGAAAACTTGGAGTGTTTGGCCGTGTGGCTAAAGTAAATCCTGCGTCTGTCGAGGGACAGAAGATGTTGATGGATTACTATTCACTTCAAGCTGGTGTTGCTGGTGATGCTGCATTTGGTTTATCAAACGTGTTTGATCCTGTTGCAAGACAATTTGGTTCAAATTTTAACCCCGAAGTTCAAGCACCAACTGTTACTGACTGGTTAACCAACTTAACCATGGCGGCTGTTGCTGTTAGGCCAGCTAAGGGATTACAAGGATTTATTGGGAATAAATTAGGGCGAGGCGTAGACATAGCAGCACAGACTAAGTTCTATGCACAGGATATGGTTGAACGTGGTGGGTATCACGCAACTGGTGTCAATGCTAGATTTGGCGTACTTACTGGTGGGCAAGAAGCAAACAGTCAAGACTTACAACGTATTACAAGTTATGTGTATGAAACAGCAGCACAAGAGTTTGTTAATCAAGATCGCAACTCGCCAACATTCAAGTCGCTGGATGCAATCTTCTTTGACATCATAAATAATAAGAGCGAATCAAGTTACAACGTAGACAATATGATTCGTCAGATGCGTGTGCGTGGCGACAACAGTAAATTGCCATTTGACAGTCCACTATCTACGTTGGCTGTTAATCCTGCTTTATTCCCCGTTACCCCACTTAGCAAAGCAAAAGCAGTTAATCAACTAGGCAAGACTTTACGACCAGTTATTCAAGCGCAATACGATATGTATAATGCTGGCCAGACACTTGAGTCTGTAGAGCCAGCAGAAGTTGCAACACCAGACAAGCAATACTTTGGTGTGCTTAGAGGCAACGTTGATGGTGTTAATGAATACATCGTCTACAACAAATACTTTAGTGACGCTACGTTACATCGTGGTGATGATGGGCTGGAAGATGTCCAGATAATTAATTCTGTTGATGTTAATAAACAGAAGGCGCAAGCTCGTATAGAAACTCTTGCAAATAGCGTTGCTGGTTTAAAGCGTGATTTTAATTCACGGCAAAATCAGTGGACAAGAGATGGCGTCATTAAGGCTATTGGTGGTATCCGCAAAGATGGAACTATTATTGTTAAAACCAAGAAGGCTGGTCGTAACGCTGATGTTGGTTATACATACATGTCGTTCGATCAAGTGCAAAAGGAACTTAGCCGAGAGAATAGAGCATTACTGGCTGTCCTTGACGACTTGTATACACGCACAAAGTTAAGTCGAACTACAAGTAATTCATCACCGTTACCAACATCAGAAACTGGTGATAATTTCCCAACACAAGTCAATATAGCAACTGGCGAATTAGTGAACGGACGTTTGATTGCATCCTCTGGATTAACCATGCCAATAGGTATCTATCAGCTAATTGATGGATCTGTTGTATTTGGCCCAACTCCAGAAGGTGGCGCAGATGTATTACCCGTACTGAACGAATCATTTGCATCATCTACGCCTGAACTGTTTACTAGTTCTGTCATTAAAAGTGCTAATGACTTTATTGAAAATGGTGCTGGGTACGTTGAAACAGACATCTATGGCACTGGCGTACCTTCTAAGTTAGAGATTACACCAGACTTAGGCGACGTATTCAGAGCCATTCTTGACATGGAGATACCAGATAGTCAAAAGGCTGAGATGTTAGTACAACGTGTCGTCGCTGACATGTCTGGCGAGATGATGTCTGGGAATAAGGCATTGCGTTATGATGCCGAAAACAACAAGTTTGTTGCTGACGTTACACTTAAACCCGGTGACCGAGTTGTATTCCGCACTGCGGATGCTGGTCTGCGTGATGTATCTGAAGGTGTAGTTGTTGAAGCAGACAATGGTGTTGCTACTGTAAAACTTAAGGATGACCCTCTCGGCCCAGCATACACACTATCTGCTGATAGGTTTGCATTATCTGAAAGTTATCAGGCAGAAGATGTACTACAATCAAAATCACCAACGGATACAACAGGTGAATTTGCCAGACCAGCTGCTATTACCAGCGCAGACGAAGCTGCAATCGCACAGTACTTAGCATATACAGCTAACGTTGACGTAGGAACACAGATTGCATCTTCAAAACCAGAAGACTTATTTACCAATATACGTGAAGCTATTGTCAATACAAGAGCAACTCCGGCTGGTATACAGCGTGGTCTTCTTGAGTGGGCAATGCGTAACAATGTTGAGGATGTGCAGGACGCAATCGCTCAAGTAATTTCAGATCTCTCCGCACCGGGTAAAGAGGTTGATATTGCCACATTTAGCAAGGCGATGGCTGTGTATTCTGATGAAGCGTTCAATGAGTTGCTTTACAGGATTATGAGTGTACATCAGTCTATTGACCCTAAATTTGGTACGCTGTTTGCTGCTGGTGACAGACTTCCACAATTCGGAACAATAGCAAAACGAACGGAAGCATTACAAATTGCCCGTCGAATGAACTTGTTAATGCTTAATGCCGGTCAACGTACGGATGCAGATATTTTTAAGAGGGCGTTGACAAGCCTTGGTTTTGATCCAAAAACTGTTGAGTCAAACAAGGTTATTAATCTAGCTAAGCAACTGCGTGGTATTGCACCTCACGTGTTTTACTACATACAGGATAAGTGGCACGTGGATAAGTTATCTGCAGCCAGCCATGCATCACAAGCTACGTTGGGCCGCGCTATTGCTGCAGTAGGAATGCCAGATATTGTCGCTCAAATTAAAGCTGACAGATTTATTCCTGATAGCGCAGCTGAATTCTGGCAGTCTAAAGATAAGTTTGACAAAGCTGTTCGTGATGTAAGAGGTCTTTTAAAGGAGACTCGCACTGAGACTTTCCGTGATGGTGATACGGAACGTTACGAAATGCGTGACATCGTGTATGCACGTTTACGTACACTAGGACTTGAGTTCTTGTATCACATGGCATCCGATGTTACATCAGCAACAACACGTCGATTAATTCAGAATAATCCACAGGCTGCTTCTGAATGGCATCGAGCATCTGTGTCCTATATGTACGATACGTACTTACCAGATGTAGCAATTGAAACTATTAACGCTAAAATTCTGTCTGGTCAGTTCATGGTAGATGGGACTGGAACTACAGACCAAACTAATAACATCTCGTTTGCTCCAGAAATTAGAGGTATGTATCAGCAAATTGTAGATGGCATTGCTGGTGATATTCGTATACCAGAGACACAGCGTCAGGCTGCTATTGACAAAGTAAATAGAATTAATGAGCTACTTGATTCTCTTAGTGATCAGGAAATTGAATTACTTAGAGCATACGATAAAGATGGCAAGCGACAATTACGTTTGTTTAGTGACGTAGAAGTTAATGGCGAGATAAAGAAAGATCAACCTGCCAACCTACGTGTTGCCAGTGCTGATCAAGCATATAGAGAATCTACCGCACGAGCTGCACGTGAATCAGGCATGTCAATGTCAGAGGCGCAAATACGTGCGCACGAAGTATACGTGCAGGTTTTTAAAAATAACGCACGTAAAATATTTACGACCAACACAGATTTACGATCAATTGTTTCATTTATTGAGTCAGACCCTAGATTTACAAGCATCAGGGAGCGCATTGATGATTTAAAAAAAGACCGTAAATTAAACGCAGATAAAATCACGGCGTTATATGATGAACTTGACACGTTTGTCATCGATACATTTAATAGTCGAATAGCGTCAGTTAGAGATACGCTCGGAATAATAAAAGAAGTACAACCGCCAGTTAAGCGTCCTGCTGATGCTGATGAAACAGAGCAGATTTCAGCGGCGTTTATGACAGGTAATGAGTCAGACACTTCATTCAGATATGAGGTTGAAGATGATGGCTCTTATTCTGTATATGACAATTCAGATTTAAATGTTGCAGTAACATCTGTGTTTGATGTCCTGAATGATTTGCAAAGTGCAATCAGTCGAAGAGATCAAGTAAGTACTACAACATCGTTTGATGCAATGTCTGCTGATACAGAACCAGTAATGACTAGTGTCACAGATGTAACAGGCACAGACATACGTCTTATTGAAGAACGAATAAAATCATTAACGTCGAAAATTGCGTCTGCCACACCAGAAGAAGCTACGTCTCTACAAATACAATTGAATGCTGAGCAAGCTAGACTTGCACAAGAACGTAAGACTTTAAAGAATACTGGCACAACAAACGATCGTCGGTTTATGTATGAAAATTACGATTATGCTATTAACCGAGTGATCAAATTATTAGGTGATGTGTCATCTGATCAAATCGGCATGGATGTAATGCTTTCTGTTTATGGAAAGTTTACATCGTTACTCCCATCAGATTCCGAGATTAGTAACAGCATCAAGAATGACTTGACAGTTACATATGCCGCGCAAAATATCATGCTAGAAGACAGCGTCAGGCGATTGCGAGTTTCTGGCACAACGTCCGATGTGATAGCACGTGCTTCATTATCTGATGTCATACGTTTACAAGCAGGCGATTTGCGACCAGAAGTATTTGCTAATCAATATGGCATTAGTCAAAACGTAGCTGAGTTAATTGCAAGGGTAGATGCGTACAACAAGGTTGAAGATACAGAGCCAACTATTGTAAATGATGGAGACATGACATTTGGGAACATTGACCAAGTTCCAGATGACATGCGAGCATTTGTCTCTACTTCACCAGATATTGTTCAGGAGCTTGTTAAATCACAAGGGCCAAACGCCTTTGATGGAATGATTGAATCTCCTGATGATCAGATCGTTGCTTATAGTGCTCAAAACTTTGAGGGCATGCGAATCTTAATGCGTAGCATGTTGGCTAAGGCATTTAGTGACGCGGATGCACAACACGCAACAGAAGTACTAAGTCGTTCAGGAGACACCGTAACTAAATTAGTCAATGACACATACGTATCACCAATGTATATTGCCGATAAGTTAGAGGCAGTTGGTGGAAAGTTCTTGGACTTACCCATTGATGATGATGTCGCTGGATTAATAGACGGAATCATAAAGAGTACTGTTACTAGATACACGGCAACAAGTAAAAACAATCCAGCTTATGAAGCACTAAGGGTTGCAGCAGATTTACTGAAGAATATGCCTGACATACGTGGTTATCCGGGAAGTAAAGTATCTGAGTACTATGATGTTTGGGCGAATAGGGCAGTTGAGAGATTAAACCTTCTAAATGGAGAATCACCAGATGACGCAATGAAGATTGTGCAAGGGATTCTAAAGGACATTAATCCAGATACAAATGCGCGTGTTCGTAATTCGACAACTAGACTGGCTGATATAGGAGCAAGGCCTGTTATATCTACTAGTGCTGATCCTGCATTTACTGCACGACGTATACTCGCATCTTTAAAACAAGCTGGAATCCCACTACGTCTTTCATCTGAAAGTTCATTTGCCAGTGTAGATTATTCAAGTTTAAACGAAGCACATTCCAAAATCAACTTAGGTTATGTCCCTCATGTCATAACGCAGGTATCGCCAGAGATGGCGGGTCGGTTAAGTACGCTGTACTCAGGAGTGATTGATGGAATACCTGCTACGCCAGATAACGCAAGTACTATTGAAACGCTAACTAGTATTAAGGATGCATACACAAAACATGCTGAAACTGGTGGAGACGTCATTGCTGTTAGGCAAAAAGTTTCTAAGGCTAATGAAGCAGCTGCAATGGAGGAGTATGCTGATAACTTAGCAGCAATGTATGACATTAATGCTTTGAGTTATGCACGTGAACAACTAGCAATAAAGTTAAGTGCTAATCATTCACGTGAGTTTAAGGATGAGGTTGCCGAGGCATTAAGAATAACTGGTGTTTCTAACTCCGCATTAAATGACTTCTTACAACCACAAGTTAATGTAAACCTATTCTTAACTGGAACAAGTGTGACCCCAGAACAGAAGAATTATGCATTGACGTACCTAACTGCAAAATACAAGAAAGACTATTACACCAAACACAATAAGGTTTTGATCACCAATCAGGATTTGCTTGATGAAGTTGGAGCGACCGCTCGACGTGTAACTGCTGATAAGCGTGATGTGTTTGGATTTACTCAATCGTTGGCTCATAACCAAGGACGTGCGATTAAGTCATTGATCTATATTGGCAGTAAGAAAAACAGTCCATATCGAACTGCTCTTACACTTACACACGAGATGTTCCACCCGTTGTTTACGGGTATGGCTGACAGCACACAGGTTGAATTCTTAGATTCATTAGTGTCTGGTTCATCACTCATGGATCAAACAATGACTGACGAGTTAGGTCGTTTAGCTAGAACTATTTCTTCAACAGATAGAGTATCCGTAGCAGAACGCGTTGAAGCTGGTAAGCCAGCAGTGCAAAAACAAATTGATAGATTCAATAATCCGGAAATGGCACTAGCTCTTCAAATTAAAGTTGCACGTGAAGCATTAATGTCTGGTAAAGCTAAGACCTTAGAAGATGCATTGAAGCCGTTGTCTGGTATTACGTATCGTGGTGAGGATTTAGCGAACGGATGGATCAGTCATGGTCACGAAAAATTTGTGACAGGCATGTTGAACTTCATTACAGACTACACGGTTGTTCAAAGTAGGAATGCTGCAGCATCCATTGATAGTGCTACATTATCTGTATTCCAGCAAATGCGTTCGACATTACGTTATGTCATGCGCCAGATTCATAATCAACATCCATTAGATGTTATTTACGACGAGAAGGGTTCTCCACATGCTGCATGGTATATGCCAGTACCAATGCAGAAGTACACGCTTCCACAGACGCACTTGAACCAAGACTATATCTTTGGTCGTGTTGATACTCCACGTGGACCTTTTTACAGAGAATTAAACTTTGCTCAAATGCAAAAGGGTAACTTCTTACGTGTGTCTGTGCCAACTCGCGACACAATGCAATCGGAAGTTGTTAGCCCAGTTCAAATGATGCGTTCAATTAAAAGTGTTCAGGCTAATGACATTGAATTTGGTGGTAGTCCTTACATGTTTGGTTTCCAACATACTGTTGGAGATCAATCTATTCACCTGCCATTCTCTGACCCTACGTTGCGTAGGTACTTGCTTGAGAATCCGGGGTTAATACAAACTGTACAAGTTAACCCATTTAAGAATCGATACAACACACGCATTATTAGCCCGCAAAGTATGCCAACCAAGGAATACACGGGTCGTGTTGTAGATATGATTGCAAAGACTACGACTCAATCCCCATCACAGGCTCGTTTAACTGGCTATGAACCAGCGTATTACGACGGAGTTAATACGTGGGTACGTGGAGAAACTGATAACGATGGTTGGTTTGTTCCGCGATTACGTGCTAACACAGAAGATCCTAAAGCGTACCGTTATGCTATTGCTGGTCAGCATGAATATGCTTATGTAGTTGAAGCACCAGCTGTAATTACTGTTGGTGACAGAGAATTTAGATCACAGGTTAGATTCTTAGTTGGTGAAAAAGCATTTGCGGAACAGAACAGAAGTACTTACGACCCAATTTTAGTTGGCTACACTCAAGAGTTTGACCCTAAGTTTTCGGCTCTCATTTATGATACGCATCGAAAAATTAATACAGTTTTGTATGATGCTGTTGGAAATGTCCGATGGAAAAAACAACTTGATTTAGAAAAGCGACTGCTCTCCAATAACGCAAGCAGTTTTACAATGCGCACATCGGTTCCATTAGGTGAATCGCTTGATCGCTACTTTGCAAGTCCTGAATACAAGGCTGTGTCTGCTACACGTATGTCTATGCAGCCACAAATTATTGACGGAGCTAATCAATTTGATGCACTTTTAGATCAAATCGTAAGCAATAGATACTCGGTTAAACTTGATGATGGAACTGTTGTTCCAACTGAAGCAGGTGAAGCTTTTGTGTCCAGACTTGACAATGCAATTAGTACGGTTCTATCACCATACATTGCAGACAATGGTTTATTTAGACATGATCGCAATCAAGCTGTACAGACTAACAGTTGGATTATTCAACAGGGTAGCCCTGAACAGGAGGCTATGTTCTCAGTATTCCAAGCTATGCTTGGTGGTTCCGAAGATTTAAATGTTCTGAGAACCAAGTTGATTAATGCATATTCTGAAGTCAACACACGTGGAAGTATTCGCGCTGATAGGCGTGAGCGATTAGATAGCATCATGTCAAAGTATGACATTCCTACAACAGTGACCTTACAAGATGGTCGTGAATTCCAAACTACAGACTTAGTACATAACCTATTACGTAATGAGAAATTAGCAATCAACAATGTTGACGCAATGGATATTGCCACTCGTGCAACTAATTTCTATGACAATGTCATTGGGCCAATACTTGAAACGGGAGAATTAAAATCTGATTTAGATTTACAACAATCAAAACCAATGACTAGTGCGTATGTATTAGACACATTGATGAATGTTGTATATGGGAATTCTGTAGCAGGTAAAGCAAACTTCTTAGATCGGTTGTCTTCATCAACAAACCCAGATGATTATGGTGATGTAGATAACGACCCAGAAGCAGCAACTAATTACCAAAATGCTATGCATGCACGTAACAGTGCTTATGCTGAATTCATGTCGGTTTCTCATGCTCTTGATGCTCAGAGTCGTGAGATCGGCAGAGCTTTATATGCATGGAAAGATTGGTCTTTAGTAGGAGAGAAGTCATTCCCTACAAATGACGCTGTCATTATCCGGGATAAAGAAGGTGCTCTGTATAGAGTTAATTTAAATAACCCTGAGAACTTTGTTGAAAGTGCTGCATTTGATTTTGGAAGAGATCAGATTCTTGATCATTCGCCATTTAGTAGGACAATGGCGTTATACAATCCTGAGCACACACCTGTTCGTATGCGAGCAGATGACATGAAGAAAAATGCATTCAATAGAGAAATTGGCGATGTGTTTCTTACTTCTCGTGAATACAATGATTTAATTAGTTCATCTACGGATAGCATTGATATCATTCGCCCATTTGGTATTGACAACAATCAAACCCAACCCGGCTTAAACTTCTTCCGTGTAAGTCGAAAGCCAATAGCTGAAGGTGGACGCAGGTCCTACGCTTATGACCCTAGTGAAGAAGTTACATTAGTACCTCTCAAGCACGGTTATAAATCTCAATACACCAAGGATGATGGTGAGATTGTAAACAATCAACGCTTACAAACACAAGCGATCAATCACTTGATGCGTTTAGCATTTGCTAATAATCCTGATGCAGATCCAAATGCGATACGTAATGCTACTAATACTGCAATCATTCCACGTGAGGTTATGATAGCCAAGTTGTTAGTTGCACGTGCGTTAATTAACGGTGACACATCTATTCCTTCTACATGGAAGAAATCGAACGCACAGAAGAGTGCCTCATATATGCGGTTATCTGGACCACAGAATGAGGCATATGTTGACAGTGCGTTGTCATCTACAGACGTTTACCATAACCGTAAACGAACGTGGTTGAGTGATGGTGCTGATCATGAACCAGACTTAGAAGCTATGTCTGAGACAGAGAGGGCGTACTTTGATCTTCCATTAACTTTGAGTCCGGAGGATATGAAAAATCCAGACTTAGTTAGACAGTATAAGGAAACACAATTTAACTGGGCTTTACAAAGAGCTTATGCAGTCCCACCACCAAAGAGTGTTGTTGTAAAACGTGAGGCTAATCCAAATATGCAACACGTTGCGATGGCTGTAAAGAATGACAGTATTTACATCACTATTCCAGATAGCGATTATGATTACACTGTTCGCACTATGTTTAGTGCTGATGGACCTACCGGACCAAGTACACCAGTAGATGCATTAAAAAATCTACCTGCTGGTGCAGCTCATACACTTATGAATGGGCCAGTCAACTTTACAAAACGTGGTGGTGGATTCATCTTAGGTGGATATCATGAGCTTACAAGTTTAATGAAGGCGGCAGTTTTGTCTGTTGACTTTGCTAGGCCAATGCTGCAGAACTTTAGGTTGACAGCATTAAATCCCAAGAATTTTGCTGCACAGTTCTGGGGTCTATCTGCATTACTTCCAAACTTATGGTGGTTTTCTGGTGGAAGAGCTAGACCAATGAGCAAGGCTGGTCAACTTGCAGCAATGTCATTTGCGCACAGACCAGACTTAGCATTTGGAGATAAGCAGTATCACGCTAAGATGTATAACTACCTTACTAAGTACGGTACTGCTGGCAATAGATTGAACTATGGAATCATTCCGGGTACAGCATCTCGTGAAGTTAGGCAGGATTATGACTTCAATGATTTGGCACAGTATGGATTAAAGACAACTTATGGTGACTGGTTTGATTCATACAATCAACGTAAGTTGTTGGACCCATCATTGTTACCAGAAGATGTGTCTATTCAGCCAACACAAGCTGAAAACCTTGGTGATGGACTTCTTGCTCGTAGAATACTACCGTTCGTAAACCAGTTTGAACGCGGTGGTGCATTGTCAACTGACATCCTACGTGTTAAGTCATTTTTGGAATTTGCAACATACATTGATAACAACACGATTATGAAGCCGTTCCAAAAGGCTCAAGCAAAACGTGATTACGCAACATTTATTAATGTCGTTACAGGTAATCCATCTGGCACAAACTGGTTAATGAGTGATGCACAGCGATCATTTAATAGTCACGCTCGTACACTGTATACATCGCCAAACTGGTTTGACTCCCAGATGATGCAGTGGTATGCACCAGCTGCTGTCAAGAAATTAATGGCTGATGGAATTAATGTTGTTAGTAGAACTGCAACACGTGGACTTGATCCATTCCATGTTGGCTGGGATATTGCTGACGCATCTGCTGAAGAAAAATGGTTTAGCTCATTACGCACCAAGGAAGTATTACAACAACATATTTTAACTGGTGCAAGTGCTCTTGGTGCAACTGCAATGTTAGGCACAGCATTCCAAGCGTTGGGTATGTATATGGATAAGCGTAGGTTACATGAGTATATGGAACATGATCCTATTGATTTTATGGATTGGCGACGTGTTATGAGTCCTGTATACAATTCTCAAGGTAAACGAGTTGACGACATACTTTCATTCGATAACAAGCAATGGTGGAACCCTATCGACTCTAAAAACAATTATGGTGTTGTCCGTGCTGGTAACACATTAGAGTTTGCGTTACCACAGACAGCGACAGTTATTAAACGTACATTCGTAAGTCCGTTAATTGCTGCGGCTAATGAGCCAAGTTTAAGCGCACCAGATAAGGCAGCAAAGTTTGCAAGAGAAATGTGGCAAGCTAACTTTGCAAATCGATTAGGGCCTCAAATACAGTTAATGAAGCAAATGGCTTACGGACGCACGTTTACTGATTTACCTGCGTATCAAAAGGATGTTGGTTTAAGGCAGTTCCGTACATTAGTACAACGGCGTGATGCTTTATACGATGAGAAACGCATTGCCGAAAACGAGAACAACGGAAAAGAGTTGCGCAGAATTAATGCAGAGCTAAAAAATATAGACGTTGTTTTTAAAAAGGTTGGTCTGTTTGATAGTCAGCCAACTGCATGGGCAATGCATTTATTGAATAGAGCACCAAATGGATTGTCTCGATCATTCATATCGTTAACGCAAAACCTGCAGGTTCAAAATGCATTGCGAGACTTAGAAGCAATGGCGTGGGCTGAATATACGTTGCGCAATACAGGTAAAAGCGCAAGTGGTGATTATAGTGCGTATGCTATCCCTGCTTTCATTCGTCCATTTGGACAGGACATTAAGTTTAACGACTACTATCTAATGGATGAATTGCAAAAGGGAAAGATGGGAACTATGTCCGGCAAGGCATATAACTACATAGCTCGTACTAAGAAATACACTTATCCAAATGCAAGCAATATGATTGCCAATCATGGATGGATGTCATTAATTGAAGGTGTTCCGGAAAGTGGTGGATACAGCGACACAATTCCAGCTTTTAATAAATCTGAGCCAATGATGGGGTTCCCTGATCGAGCAGTCATGAAGGAGAGCGGAGTTAATAAGGGCGTTATGACTGACGAAGTTAAGAAGCGTATGCCTCCGGCTAAGATTAACCTACCGGGTGATCTTACTACAGGAAAGATGTTAGGAAGATGATAAAGCAATTTGTCGAGATTGCTCAGAAGTACATAGGGGTTTCTGAGCAACCCGTTGGAAGCAACTGTGGCCCAATGATTGACCGATGGAACACACTAGTTAATGCACCTATAGGTAGCTTTTGGTGTGCGTCATTTGTTAGCGGGATTGCAGCTGAGTGGGAAAATAAAAGTGGATTGGATTGGCCATTATGTTTTAGTGCAGACTGCGATGTCTGGCTGGCTGTTGCTAGAAAGCATGGAGTATTGCATACAACTCCAATGGCAGGTGATTTAGTTATCTTGGTAAAGACATTGAAAAATGGAAGGCAAGATGCATTTCATATTGGGATTGTTGAAGGTCGTGATGAGGATGGTGTCTGGAAATCCATTGAGGGCAACAGTAATAATGATGGTAGTCGTAATGGATATGAAGTAGCCCACCGATCATTGTATGGAAATCGCAACAAAGATATTGTTCGATTTATTAGACCTTGGTCACTGATTCAAGCTGGGCAGGATTGGAAGATTGTATATGGAGACAACCACATTGTTGCCTTATTGCAGAACGGAAAGACTTACGCGCCTGTGCGTGACTTTGTTCGGCTTGTCGCTGGGGACAATATTGTACTGGCTTGGGAAGATGGGCCAGTACTCAATGGTGAGCCACTGGCCGTTCAATGTATTATACGAGACGGTAAATCGTATGCAACAATCAGAGATCTTGCTCGTAGTTTTGATCTTGATTGCATCGTCAATAGTGACCAAAAGAAAGTCTATCTAAAGAAGACTGTCTAGCCCATAGTCAGTAAACTTAGCAAACCGGGGTTGGAACTCAAGTAGTGACACCCCGGTTCTGCCGTTTCTGTTCTTAGCAGTTATAACTTCAGCCTTGTCAGATGGTTCCTCATAATCTCCTTCATTCTTCTTTTCATAGTAGCCAGCACGATATATGAACTGTATGACATCTGCGTCTGATTCGATATCACCAGACTCTCGTAAATCAGACATCATTGGGCGCTTGTCTTGTCGTTGCTCTACAGCGCGAGAGAGACTAGATAGTGCAATGACAGGACACGCAAACTCACGTGCAATATCTTTAAGCCCACGACTAATTACACCAATGTCCCTAGTTCTATTCTCAGACTTGTACGAACTAGGCATTGCGATCATCTGTAAGTAATCAACAACCACCAAGCCAACATTAAATGATTTTTGGGTATCTCTAATTGCGTCACGTATTCCTCCAAGGGTGACAGTTTTATCTGCGACAATCCTAACATGAAGTGTCTTAGCCTCTCTAGCTACGTTGTGTAACTGATCCTTCTGATAGTTATTCAGCTTCTTGGTCTGTATAACTTGACTATCCACTTCACTGTAGATTGACAACATACGTGCAGTGACCATGTCCTTTGACATCTCTGCACTAATAATAAGTACCCCGGTCTTGTCCTCTAAGCCCCTCATGAACTTAGCTGCATTCCATGCATATTGCAATCCAAGACTAGACTTACCCATTGATGGTCTGCCACCAAGTATTATTAGTTCTCCATTGCGCCACCCTCCTGTAATTGAATCTACGTCGTTGTAACCTGAAGCAATCGAGAAGTCCAACTTGTCTTCATCTCTGAGTATAGCCTCGTTGGTTGTATCCCATATTAATTTAGATAAATCATCTGTTGAGTTTCCGGAATTGATAAACGTAGCAGAGTTATTTAAATCCTTCAAGATTATCTCAATGTCATCGTCACCTATAGATGCTCTCTTACTAGCATGTTCAGATGCAAAGATAATCTCTCTGCGTCTGTGATACTCAATGACTAGCTTGACATAACTCTCATAGTTAGAAGTGGTTGGTAACAGTTCTGCGCATTGCATGATGTAAGCTAAACCGCCACATGCTTCAAGTGCGTTACGCTTTGTTAACTCCTCATTCACGGTCACGATATCTATGTCTTGGCCAGATGCATCAATAGCTGTATACGCCTCCCATATAAGACTATGTGAGACCCTATAGAACATACTCTTATCTATATGAGTAACGTTCTTATATAACTTCTTCCCACCAAGAAGAACAGACGCTATAAGTGATTGCTCACTCATAACGTCCGATGGGATCTCTATATTGAAACCAAGGCTTCTATTCGGCGCGTTGTTCATCTATGTACTCCGTTATCCTTACTAGTAAGACATCGTTAATCACATCTTGTAACTGCTGCCCCTTGACTGCAGGCTCTACTCTCCATGCCTTTAGTCCACCAGTCTTGGCTACAACATGCTGAAGTGTTGGATGCAACTTGTGGTATGGAGTACCAAGGCGTATTGCTTCAGCAATGTCATTTGTGACTGACTGTGGTGACTTATCGCCATACTTTTCAATTGCAATAGCAAGTAATACCTCAGACGGTGTTGGTCGAAACTTAGCACGTGTAAGAATGCGCCGTAATCCATAAACAATATCGGCATCATTACACCCAGTTATCGCTACACGATACACAGTCTGGCTTGTCTCATTCCATTGAATTGAACTCGGCAGTTGCGAAAGCACTGCCAATAACTTATCTGTTGCTGTCATTTAAACCACTCCTCAATCGTTTTTGGTAAACCATTAATCAAAGGCTGTGGAAGAGCATATGTCTCCCAATGCTTCCACAGTGAACGAACTGTAACCATTTCTGCATTCTTCCATTTGCTAAGTAGTATGCTCGTTCGTTCTTCTATGTCAGCTGATGTAATGCCAGCCTTGTGCATCTGCCATATTGTTAAACGAACACCTTTCCATTCTTTGTCTGTAATTGCTGACTCAGACACTATCCCCCATCGTGCTCGTTTAAATGCTTTGTATAGAAAAAATGCTGGGTCATCTTCCTTTGATAGTTCCTTCTTTTCTTGCTTTACTGATGTAACCTTTACATCATCATTGTGCTGCATGGAGTCGGGAAACAACTTGTATCCATTACTCGTTGTTCTCCCACTGGGAGAAGTTCTAGCATTTATCTCAAGCAATCTGCAGTCATTGATCTTCATAGTTGTTAAATGATGCAGGGCACTTTTCACTGTAGTCTCGGATAAACCAGTGCACTCACATAAACGCTTGATACTTGGCCAGCAGTAGCCTTCATTATCTACATGCATAACTAACGCCATGAATGTAACAAATCCAGATGGAGTAAAGCTGGATATATGATGAACAAGTAGCCTGTCTATTTGAACAAACCCAGACGACGACGCGCCGGACAAGCCAAAAGACTTGCCGTTAAACACGGTAATCATTGTGAATCCTATTGGTTATATGGGCATTGATCGCAGTATCTTACTCTTTGCACTTCATCATCTTCTGACAACTTAGTAAGTCCTGCGTCATAAACTTCTTGTAATGGTATTGGTGTTGTACTAATAAGTGACAATGCTTTATTGACATCGTCAATTGTCCATCCACTTGGTATCTCAATTGCTTTGAGTGGTTTTTTCTCTTCTTCTTTATCCCCTTTTAATTCTCTTTCAAATTCTGTAACAGATACACCTCTGGCTTTTGCTGACTCTAAGATTTGCTTTTGCTGTTCCGTTCCCATATTCGCGACCAACCTGTGATGAGTCCAGCTAAGACCTGCAACACGGTTATCAATAGGAACATGACTAGATACCCAACTCCAGTTAGCAAGACTTTGATAAGCGCAACCAGTAACATCCATAGCCTGTGCATACTTTTCACCGTATCGTTTTTGTCCGTAGTTAAGTGCGTCGCCAATTGCAAACTGAAATGCTGTAGTTAACTGTTGCAGAGTAGCCATTAATCTTAGCCACTGATCGTACTCAATGTCGTGATTAAACTGTAATCCAATATCAGTAACGCTTACAGCGTCTGGGATACTACCAATATAAACTAATTCGTCACTCATACTCTTTCTTTCTTTGATACAAAAGGACCACGGTGTTGATGTCCGTGGTCCTCCATTTGGTAGTTGTGCCCCGTTGAATATAGTTGCGGAGCAATGCAATCTTACTCCTCAGTATCGGTTGCTGTCAATGATTTAATGCTAAAGTTTTCGGATGCTTCAGTCATACTAAACAGTTCGGGATATTGATCTACAAGTGTAAGTTGCACTTCTCTTGGTATTTTGCTTTTGTAAATCTTGTGCTCAATTTTAATTGCCCCTAACGAAAGTGGAATTACATAAGCTGCTTTCTCTTCATCAAGAACAGAAAACGATGGTTGTGTGTTACGAAAAGCAACTTGACCCCATGGACACTTCCATGTTTTAGCTTTGCCAATTAGTTGCGACTTGGCAAAGTTTGCAATCTGTGCGCCATAACGGGCTTGCAGCCATTGAACTTTACGTTCCTTATCCTTCACCATTGTTTTACAACGCTCAATAACTGATTGGGTGGCAAGTTGTTCTGCTTTTAATTCCGTTTCGTATTTTAGTAAACGCTGTAAAGCTAAAAGAACGTCATCTTCTGTTTTAAGTTCATCGCCAAGCCAACCGTCAACTGGACCGGCATATTCGCCGGTCTCAATCTCAAAATAGCTATCGCCAATAATGTCAAACTTTGTCTTATCCAATTTATTCCTCCTCTGCCAAGAACACCGACTCTGCTTCTTCCGGTGTATTGAAACCCATCAACACTTCAACTACTAACCTGAGATTCTCATCACTTGTGTCAGTGTGTCCAGCCAGTTTAAAGAACACACGTTTCATATCAGATGGTGTAATGCCTGATCCCCATATACGTTTGCACTCGTATGCAAACTGCTTACCCGGTGTAAGTGTTGCTTTTGCTGGTTGTGGTGCATCAACAATACGCGTTTCACCAGCTGGTGTAATAGGCTCTTCAAGTTCCTGAGCAAACAACGTACCGTAACCACACAAAGCAAGAGCGCGACCAATAGCACCTGTTTCTGCCTTCTCACGATAATCAGCAAAGTGTTTCTCGTGCTCTGTCTTATGAGCCTTGGCAATAAGCCTTCCTGTGCTATCTAAGATTTCTGCGGCAAATGTAGTGTAGTCAGCACCCGAAAGATCGGGTACTGCATACGTCATGATTGTCCAGTCTGGATGGTCTTCTCTAAACCAAGCAATGCGAGCTGCGACTGGCAAGTACTGCTTGCCTTTTAGGTTAATGAAGTGGTCTCTTGGATTAAACATCGTTTTTAAACCTTTCTGCTATTGCACGACGCATTGTCTTTGAATGAAGCATGTCATCGTGAGCATTGAATACATGCCCTCGGCAATTTACTATCTTAAACATTGTTGAAAATCGTAGCAGTGTCTGTCCAACTACATCGTAGTTTGCCACATGACTTGCATCATTATTTTCAAGTAAAGTATCTAATAGATACTGTGGTTCTGTGTCTGCATATATAACGTTGTCTGCGTCACACAATGGCTCTCTACTATCTTTATGAACCATATATATCCAGATCATCGTTTCATTTGGATAGGTCATCATTGTTGGATAACACGTTGGAAGAGTAATTGGTTTACCATTTACTCTGTTTAGTAACAGCGGTACATAGTCAAGTTCTAGACATCTGTATTCTGTAGCCAACGACCAAGCATCTCTATCTATGATATTAAATAGCTCGCCATTTGGTAAATTATCTAATTGCTGGGACGCATCCCATAAGTTACTCCAGCATGCAATGAATGACCAGTCCTCATGGACTGATGACAGTATTGCATCTTTGTTATCTTTTTGTACTATTATCCATAGTTTCTCCTTCTGATCTGTATTGAAATCAACATCGTGATTATCTAATGTGAATGGCCAATATACTTTTAAATCCATTTAAAACTTTCGAGTTTTGATGTAAGTCCTAACATTTTATCTACTTCAATAACATTGTTGATCACGCACTCTAATGATCTACATATAACTGTTAAATTATCTGATGCATATTCTTGTTGCTCCTTTCTTACTGTTCCAGTTTCAGTCTTGAGTTCAATGCCGATGGCTATGTGCTTCCAATTCTTGTGATGAACATAGATATCTGGAGCGCCAACAGTATTTCCTTGCCAGCCACGAGCGTATGTATATTGGTGACATTTGTCACATTTTACTTTGCCACGTGACTTTCCAATTTCTATGACTGTGTATCCAGCTATAACTAATGTCGCTTTTACTTGTTGTTGAAGTATAGCCTCGGCATTTTTTCTCATCTGTTTTTCATGCTCCACCAAACAACTAATAGGATTAGTGCATGGTAAATAATCGCGATACATCCCGGAACGGGATTCTTTTTATCGCTTAATCTCATAATGTAAATACGCCCATACTTCTTTCACATTTGTAATACGTAACCCTTTCTCAAAAAACAATATGTCAGATACCTTTAGTGCGATCTCTGCAGCTAGTCCAGTTGGCGCACGTAAAATAATCTGTAAGATTTGTGGATACATAAGGCAATAATGCAACGATGCTCGCACGTGTTGAGGCATGTCTCGATACACGTATTCGGCATGTCGTTCATAATCGTCTCCAAATAACTTGAACTCTGCGTTTGCTGTGCTTGACTGAATGACTCCGTCGATTACAACACACTTTGTAACAAGCCTTTCTTTCCACATTCCATTGATCAATTGGATAATGTGTTTTCGACTCCATGTAGACCAAGAGTTTGGTGACATTAATGCGTAAACAGATATTGTGCGAGATCGTTTGTCTTGCACACTTAGTTGTTGCCACAATTGATAAATAATCTTTGCGACAAATTGATTGTTGACACAAACCCTGTGTGTACCACCAGTTACGATGTAACACACAGGATGATAATTGCTACGTTTACGTGTTGGCATTAAAACTTAGGTTGCAATGTACCTTTATGCCGAGTAACACAATAACCACATTTCCATGGCGGAGTCCATTTACCTGATAGAAACTCATCGATAATCTCTGCAACAGTAACTCTCGTTAAAGTTGGGTCATCAAACATTTGTTTGTTTTTATCTGTTACCCATACAATGCGGTCTTCGTGCCAAAAAAGATTGTCTATCGTACGAATATCTTCAGCTGCTTCAGGACTACCATCCCATTCTTTCGGCATCCGAAACGTAACAATTTTGAGTCTCCATTGTGGCCACGATAAAGAAACTACTCCATTCAATCCGATCAGTGGCTCTAACTTATCCCATCCATCTTTGTAATCACTGTTCTTTTTCATAGCATTTAGCAAATTAATTAAATCTTGTAACATACGAACCTTTCAATCATTAAAGTAATACAGCAGTATATCAGTCACACATACATTCTTCTTCCCATCCACCGCATGCTTCGCATGGTGTGTATCCCATTGCTTCTTTGTCGTCATCAGTTAAGTCTTCGTCACATCGCTGCACTTCGTCAAAGTAACCGTCTTGTCTAGTCATAGTGCCAGCAAAGCACATGCCGGGTTCTGAGTAATGCATTGCAAAGTTGAGCTTGGGATACTTTGCACTCATAGTGATGAACCACTCACGTGGTGGCCCCCATGCTGTGTCAAAGTTATAACGTAGTTCGTTATCGTTACCAATGCTCTCCAGTATGCATCCGTAACATGCATTCCATTTAGTCCCCCAGTTGGACAGAGACCATGTGTACCAGTTGTTGCCATCTTCTTCATCTGGCATTGGCACTGATCCATTAAAATCCACTTGGTAAAGACCATGTTTATCTACAGTTGTGTTTTCTGTCTGCCATTTTGTTACATCGTCGATGTTGTCACCAGAAACAATAAATGTGTTATCGCACCAATTAGGCATTGTGTTACTCCTTATCCGTAAACTAACTCACCAAAGCACAACTCCTGCAAAATGCAGTCAATAGTGTCGTAATCAACATTTTGCGGTTCCGTAAATGTGCGATCGCCAATTGACCAGCATTTGCATAAATGCTCCAATAGGTTTAAATCTGATATTGAATGTTTTTCATTTTCGTCATCAGTGATTTCTATAATCCAACTTGTATCTGTGTGCTCGACTACTCGTACATTCTTGACCCAGTCGTTGTACTGGATCATGTCCATTATCATTATGAACCACCATTCTGTATTAATTGATTTAATGGTAAGGGTCAAATGTTCAAGTATGTAATCAGTCGTCATTTCTATTTATCTCCTGTATTGCTTGTGTAAGCCGATCCCAATTCGTACCAACGTGAGCATCAAATGTGTCGTGTAATACTTCGACTACACCAGCCCATTTATCCCAGTTGTCTGCTGCAGACTGTGCAAGTTCTTCTCCTGTTTTGTAATTGTCATCACTAAGTTGAAGCGCAAAGTCATATGGACCCCAGACTTCAATGTAAAACTGCGGGTATTTCTCCCGCAGCCATCGCAACTCGTTCTCAAAATTCTCTTGATCTTGATCAATTTCTTCTACTGTCATGGCACTGGCCACCCTTCTGGTTCTTCTAACTTGCATGCAAAACCTAAGTCATGCGCACTAAATATGTCATTCCACTCGCTGTATGTAGAGTCACAAATGTATTCCCACATAGCCTCATTAAATTCTTCTATGGTGCGTTCGTGGTACACGGACTGTACTAAAGCAAGAAACTTTACGATTTCATCTTCAGTAACTTTTACCTCTCCCTGTGCTTCCTCTTCACTAATGAATCGGCGTATTGCTGCATCTGTGTAACGTACGTCAATGGATTTAAAAATACGTTTACCAAGCGCAGCCATAAAGTATGCACCGTTGGCTGGCGAGTGGCACTCACCATCTTTTGTGTAGTGACCAGCATGGTCCCAACAATCTTGGGACCATTCATCTTCTTCGCATATTGAATAAAACATGTTTATTTCCTTTGTTTAATTAAACCCACAGCGCAGCTGAGCCGTGGGCACGGATGACGATATCGCTATCGCCATCACAGCGTAGAGATGCGGGGCAAGTGTCGCACGTAGTATGCATTTTCAGCATGTTGCGCATTGCTCGCATCTCGTTAATGAATGGATCGCTTGGGCACTGCTTGCAACCACGAGCATAAGCAGTGTGACGCTTGTCAATGTAGCCATCGTGTGGACGGACTAGGAACGTACCCCAGCCAGCTTCCTTGGCTTCCCATCGATCAATGTATGAGTCACATGATGCCTGAAGCACACCACGAAATGGTTGTGCTATTGGCATACGCCACTGGTGTGTATAGCCAGTATGACCAAGCTCATAGCGTAGCATGTCACCCCAGATTGGGAATGGTACGGCAACAGGATCACCGTATGTACCCATGCGTAGTTTTTTGCCAGCAACCATTTGTATAGTTGCAGCAACTGTGCTAGACACGATTGGAATGTTGCCCTTTTGGAATGATTCCCAAACAGCAGTAGTGCCTTTGCCAATATTGACATAGCACGTACGCACATCTTTGACTTTCGCCGTGCGTGTATGTCGTTTGCGTCGTTTACGGTGTGTGCAGTTGCCGCAAATGCAACCGTCAAGTAGCTGGTCAATTGCATCTTGTGGATGCACATCACGCATGATGATGTAAGACTGAATCATGTCACCAGTCTTGATGTTCCAGTCTTCATTGTTAGTCTGACAATTAGATATGATGCACACAATACGTGATCGCTTGTCGAGTTGACTAACGCCATCGTATATACAATACGAGTTGTATTTGGGCCTCATGATTCGTCCATTGCGTACATTGGTAAATAGATTTGGATCTGCGTCGAGACCAAACTTGTTGAGATATTGTTGTGCTGTCATGTTATTCATAGTGACTTCTTTCTGTTACTTGATGTTGTCCGGCTACCGACTCAATGATTACGTAATATGACATTGGTCCGTCATACCCATAATCATCTACATCTTCATTACGTGCTTCGGCTTGCTGTATGTAATGCAAACAATGCTCACCATCTGCTCGCTTTGCTTCTTCTGTTAGTTCTTTGCAGTGTATTTCTAATTTTTTGCGTAACTCTTCTGCGTAATCTTGTGTCGGGCATTTACAATACTGTTTGAGTATATGTAAGTGGCCCCACCACCCTCCTTCTTCTGGCCCACCGTAATAAGGTATTTCTTCATAAAGAGAAAGGTAGCACTCTTGTGCTACCTCTTTTTCTTCTATGATTTCATTCCAAGCTCGTAACATTACACTTTCATCACTCATTGTTATCTACTTTCTTTAACTTACGTCTACCTTTCATAATTGGTATGACTCGCATGCCTTTACATAGATTGCATGGTTGGTCATACATACCAGATAGATAGTCATCTCTAAATCCATCGTCATACATGTCTTCAAAAGTTAACCCACCACAATCAATACTTGGATTAACATGGCTACCTTTTCCATTGCATAGATGACATGTTTCGTACTTAAACGGATACCAGACTTGTTGTCCATCTTCAGTATCGTATTTGTGGCGAGCATACATTTTGTTTTCATCAATTTCTGTCCACCAGCGTTCTTCGATTGATCGAATGCGAATATCATTTTGATAATTGCGATCTTCTAAACTAAACCATTCACTCATTATTTTTCCTTTGGTTGCAAACTATTCATGAGAACTAACACACATGGATTGTTGTGTGATTCGACATACACCATCTTCATGAGACGTGGGTTAGGGCAACCATGTGGTGTAGGTACAACCTTTACAAGCTCACCGGCAACGATCTCATGTGGATAAAATAAATCCATCCCAACTGGTCGAAACACATACCTGCAATTTGTTTTAATCATTATTGTTTTAACTCCATAAACTCACACACTGCCAAAGCTTGTTGCTTTGACTCAACTGTCACTGGTGCTAACACTTCAGCAAAACCTATAACTGCATGGCGTTGACTCCACATGGAGCAGTCAGTATCATTGACGTGCCACTCTACACCTTGACGTAGTCTCTTACATCCGATTTCAGTTGCAAGTCTACGTCTTATTTTGATCAAGCACGGATTACCGTAATGCGGTTCGATATACGTACAAACCAAATCGTTCGGGGTGTTATCCCCGAACGTGTTCCAAAACGTGTACTTAATTGGTCTGAATACAAAGCTCATTGAATATGTCCTTCATTGCAGTAATAGATCTATCTCGTAGGTAAAACGGACTTTGCTCAAATGATTCACGATATCGATTCTGCATAAAGTTTTTATTCCAAGCAGCGTCTGTATCTTTACCACAATTGGTTTTAAGCCCAAACCAATATGTACGGACTGCTGGTTCAGTTAAAACTAAGTGTGGATGTTCATCACCAATCCATTGCAAGCCAAACTTGTCAATCCAAATGCGGTCATGAGTACGTCTCATATGTGTGGTGTCTGCCATACATAATGCATTCCATGTCTTGTTGATTAGGTTAAACCTGCGTATGAATACATCTATTGTTTTGTCATCCATCTCCCATCCATGACGAGTATTCATGGTAAGCCAGATGATTTGTTCTGTAATGCCAGCAAGTTCTTCGCGAACGATATCGGGACACGCAGTGGTGTCATATGTGAGTGCCATTATATTTTGTCTCCTAGTAGTTGATGATTGATGAGTGCTTGGTTGTAACCTTTGATCCATATCAAGGCTTCAGACCAGTTGTGAGCATGTTGTTCATGTGGACATGCATGGAACTGTGTATACATGCCTTTCGGTGCAAACTTGATGCGTTTAATGCCATCACCACAGTCATGCACGAACATATCGAGGTTGCTCCATTTGAGATACTCTTCTACTCGTTTTTTAGTTGTCATAATAAACTCTTTCTGTGCGTTGTTAGTGAGACGCACCCCTCACATTTAACTAGTCCTTGTAGGACAGACGATTATGATTAGTTACAACCGTCTTGCTTACCTGCTTCTCAAAGTCTGGCATTGCCATTGCCACATACTTCCAGAAGTCAAAGGTTATAGTTGGCAGTTTGACATCTATAATGATGCGCTCCAGTGTCTGGATTGCTTCATCAATCTGCTCTTCAAGAGTCTCAGAGTTCAACTGAACTTTGATTACTTTACTCATGATTGAAGATGTAGCACGGCTATCCTTGTCAGGACGCAATGTCATAGTCAGTTCAATTTGAACAAGAGGGATAGGATGAAGAGTCTTCTCTTCACCATTAGCCACATCCATTCTCAAACTGTATTCCATCTGGATGAAATGCCCGTTGAGTTCAACGGTATCTGAACATGATGTGGTGTGATATCCACCATAATAAGGCAATGTACCGTCTGCTACTTTGGCAGGGATACCAAGTAGCTGGTTGCGGAAATACGTTGTGTGCAATTCAATAGACATAATAGAAACTCTTTCTGTGCGTTGTCAGTGAGGCGCACCCCTCACAAGAAACTAGATAGCAAGTTTAGTTGTGTAAAACTCTTTTACGTCATGATTAGCAGTCATGTAATTGACAATCATTTCGCAATCAACTTGCTCAAGATTAAGTAATACCTCAGCCAAATCAACTAATGTGTAATTTAACTCATTACTTTGTTGATTAAACCTCTCCCACATATGATCGTAATGATCATTTGTGATTAACTTCTCTTTAAGAAGCGCTTCAAGAACTAAGCTTCCATAAAGTACTTCGTATTTAAATCTCATTTAAAACACTTTCTTTCTACTAATAATTGGTTTACTAGTTATCTTGTTTATGTGAACGATCGCATATGGTTTAAACTCATATGTATGCTCTAAACATCGCGAGATTCGTATGTGCATAATCGTTGAATCACAGTACAAATGAAGTCCAGCAATGTTTTGTGCGGCTGATGCATTTGTATAAACATCAGGAAGGCCAATTGCTTGGCCTTGAAAGTCATACTGTTGGTTTTGGTATGTATATTTAGGCACTGGTAGTATCTATGACCTCCCATCCATTAGGTGTGTAAGTAAAACCATCAACACCATAAACAATAATCTTTGCCATGTATTCACGAAACTTCTGTCTCTCTTCAGGTGTTGGTTCGGATGCGCACCAATCATTGAAGCGAGCGCGACTGTCAATCTGTGGAAGATGTGTTTCACAGAAGTCTTTGAGTTGGTGCTTGTACTTTTTGGCATACGGATCAAGAAAAGAATCACATGCAGCCAACTCTTCTTCACCACGTGCGTGGATAAGACGACGCATCCCATCACCGGGATGAAGATGTAGCCAAGTGTACTTGGCTAACATAATTAGGTAATTCTCTACTCTTGGTTCTTGCACTACAGTTGTCATGAACTTAATTCCTTTCGCAGTTCTGCTGCTTTTTTGTCGTTGTACGTTCTCTTGAACTCCCACAAAACATCGATGTCATCAGTCTGTGGTACTTCGTCTTGGAAATTGCTACGCAGGTTTTTAGGTAGAAACATGTTTGTCATGTCATTGAGCAACACCATGTCATTGACCCATTTCCAAAACTGAATCTTCTTCTGATTATTTGTCATTGTTGTACTCCTGTAATAAAAGTGTCTCTACATCTGTCAACCAGTAGTTAGCTGAGTCTGGTGCTGAGCACCAAGCAAACTCTTCGTTGAATGACGGTGACGAGACGAACACCGTCACTTCGTTGTCCTGTCGGACGATCAAGTCAATGCTTGCGCGTGACACTTGATATGGTTTATCTTTGCCACAATGGATTTGAATCGTGGCATGGTAACGCTTACGACCATCAATGTATTGATTGTTGAGCGTTGATCGTTGTACGTTTATTTCATCAAACTTACTTGCGTACTTAGCCTGTAGTGAATCTACTAGCAATGCCACAAAGTCTGATGGACTCGTGAATGGTTTACTCATTGTCTATTTCCTTTTGATACTTGCTTATGGTTGAGAAAAAATATCCTGCCAAGAAAAGGACTGACAGGATAACTACACCGATGCAGAAGAAGAATAACGTCATAGTTCTTTTAACCTCTTGTTACCAAGTGCTCGACCATACTCTGAGTTGGTCAGCTTTTTCTCCGCAGCGGGTAAAACACTGCGGTCCTTGCTACTTCGCAAGTCGATAGGCAATTCATCTAGAATGCCTGACCTCCATCGACCACGTGAGTCTTTCGTTACGCGGTCATATTTAACTGTAATGCGATTATGCTCTGGGTTTACGTGGAGGTTGCCCTCCACGCTTACCACAGTGCCATAGAAGCCGGGTCTACGTACACTGTGGACCCGATCTCCTAGTGCAAATTTATTCATTGGTTGTTTCGCCCTTTCGTGCGATATTACGGAATGTGTTGTAAATCAGTGTGACATCACGCTGTGAAGGCTGTGTTGCCGTCCAAAACTTGTCAATCAATCGCTGACGTGTCTCAGGCTTACCGATGTAAGTAAGGAACGTTGGGCGTGACACTCCACATAGACTAGCCATGCGAGCACTACTCACATGTTGGCTGTATCTGCACAGCTCAAACCATCTTTCCTTGGTCTGTGCCATCGGGTCAAACAATGGTTCGATGACACCAGCACGGACGAGACGGTCTTGTTCTTTCTTGCTGAGCAAGTGAACTGGAACGGATTGTTGTGTATTCATACTAAACTCCTTGGGTCATTTGTATTATAAGTATTACATTGATTGTTATTCAATATAATGAGGGGGGTAATATCTGACCCCTCCCCCCTGTAAAAATTGGAGGGGTATAATTTTTAACCCCTCCCCTGCGACTAGCTGGCGTTGGCTAGATAGTGCTCTCGCTCAACATCTTGCCATGAGCCATCAATGCGATAAAGCCTGATGTTTTGATCATCATCAAGGCCATGCACACTTGTGAATTTAGGGTATGCATGGTGTCCCGTGGCTTCAAAGTAATCTTTGGCTACACGGTCAGCATGATCAGGGTCTTCAAAGAGAAGAACCCAGACACCGTCATTGTCATCAGCGTGGACAACGAACGTTCCTTCTTTGTGCTCTGTTTCGATGTGTGTCTCGTCTGATAGAGACGATACTACTTCATGGTTAGTGAGGCCACCGCCCTCTGTGAAGAGGGCAAACAAATGTACGAAATACTCTGTCATAGTTTCTCCAGTCTATTCATCTTGTACTCCTATGTTTCTGTACGTTGTGCAAGTACTGACGTACGTTGCGGTTAGAGCGATTGACTACAATCTCGCAGTCATATTTGTCGTGAGACCAAGAGGCGATGTCGCCGTTCATATCTGTGACGGCAATATATGTGACATGTGTCTTGTTGCTCAAGGTGTAGACCTTGGCATCAAACATCTTTGCCACGTCTTGCAATACTCTAAGTGCAAGATGTGGTGAACGAATAACCATAATTAAACTCCTGTAAATAAAAAAAGAGAGAGGGCTTGCGCCCTCTCCGTTAGATAGGATCGAAGTTGAGCTTGTCTTCCTTCCTCCAAGCTTTGCATCGCTCTCTGTGCATATTCAGCCAGTTAATGGCGATGATTTCGTATGCTGCCTTGTCCTCTTGGCTGACAGGTCCAGCACCACGCATGGATACAAAGTGTCCGATATTGACATAGTCGATGACCGTAACGCCCTCAAGATTAAACTCAGCACGACCGAGCATATCCCAAGCATCGCGAGAACTAGCTTTGGGGTCACGCTCGAACTGGTAGTGGAAGTCTTTAGGATCCACTGGGCAAACGACTTCAGTGATGTAGTTGTCTTTGAATGTGATTCCGAAGCCGTCGATCGTCTCATAGTCTGGAATGCATTTGAATGCGTGGTCGTATCTCTCCAACAAGATAGCCCCAAGTACATGGAGCCACGCACCACGCTCACCACTGTTGCTGATGCTTGCATGATAGTCACCGTCACCAAAGATGTACGTGGTGAAGTATCCACGTGCGAGTGCAGTAGCCAACAGTTGACGTTTTCCGTGTGCTACGAACTTGTCTTTGAATTTAGACAGCTCATATCTCACATGGAGAATCTGACTCAAGTCTTTCTTTTCCAACATAATTAAACTCCTTTAAAAAAGAAGAGGGCTTGCGCCCTCCGTACTAGTGGCGAGTGACCTCGTTGTTGACGTAGATGTCGTGGCGAATAGCTTCCATCTCTGCCTGACGCTGACGCTCAAGCTCGATCTCTTGCTTCTTGCTAACCTCAACAAAGATAGAGCCAACGAATACCAACATAACCAACATGATTGCCATGTAGTGTTGCTCAGGCTTTACGCCCTTGAACACCAACTTGATGAAAGCGATAAGACGAACCACGAATGTCATAATAGCTAACTCCTAAAAAAAATAACCACGAATGCATTCCGTGGTTATTGAATAAAAAAATCCTACCCGGCATTGTGTACCGGGTAGGAGTGGGGCTTTACAGCCCCTTGCGAACCGAGCGGTAACCAGACCGCATAGCCGACAGAGTCTTGTCTGTCTCCTTGACAACGGTATCGATACGAGTACCATTGTGCATCGCGATGAATACAGCCCAGTCCATAAGGTCTTCTTCAGGGGCAATGTGGCGCAGACAATCGACAAAGAACTTGTCGATTGCTTCTTTAGATGCCTCGGTTGAAGTGTGACCCATACGAATCATAGAGTCCTGTTTATTCGCGAACGCCTTGACGGTGGATAACTGACCCGTGGTCAGTACCAGACCTTCATTCTCAATCTCGGTGACAATCGCGAGTGTATACGCGGTGATAACCTTTTCGGAACGTGTGAAAACTGCCATAATAAACTCTCCTAAACTAAACAATAGTGTGCAATAAACGACAATGGCAGGTAGCGGAATATTGCACGTTTTCCGCTACCTGCCGACTTGCAGGGAGCGAACTGTACGCTACCTACACACATGGAGTCTGGCTGGAAACACTTTGCTTAGATAGCCCATAGCCAGACCGGGGGATAACCACCCACCCAGCAACCCCCTACCCTCGTCCACTCGCTTAGTATGTGACTCCGACAGATATATTCTCCTAGCTATTCTATATATTTCTCCCATCGGAGAAACTGCTTTCTCCCCGTAGAAAAATGGGTCCCATGCAATTGTGATACTATATGTTATACATATATTGAGGTGTGCCATGTTTTTGTTGACCCAAGGTAATGACAGTGAAGTAACAGTGCAGCAGAGTGCAAAGCACGGATACTCCGTTACAGTTAAGCGCAA